TGGGCTTCAGATAAACCAGTAATAGAATTAATAGTTACTACTGTATCCGTAGGTACATTTCCAAGCGCTCCACCACCAACTGTGTACTTTGCTCTTATTTCAGAATAAGATGTTGGTATTACTCCAGAAACTCCATCTCCAAAATTAATAGAAACAACATTATTATCATCAGTAAAAACTGCATACACAAGATCTGTTGGACCATAATCAACTAAGTGTTGTACTTGTGTCCATTTAGAATATACATCGCCATCTTGAACATAAATTTCAATAGAATTATCAACTACAGGAGTTTGACTAAGTTCAAATGACATATCTGGAACTCCATCAGATGTGCCAATTAATTCACCGTAGGTATTTACATCTTCTGCAATAAGAATAATTGATTTACCTTCAGTTGCTATTACAGAATCAGTTCCTGGAGACTCTCCTACAATAGCAGGAATAACTGCTGCTTCGGTAGTTGTAAAATACACCGTTATTACTGCGTCTCCAACTGTAACATCTCCAGATATAACTGATCCAGCAGGAATAGTTACTATGCCATCAGATGAGTTACTAAAAGTAAGTGTTAAAGATGCTTGTCTATAACCAGCAGGTATATAACCAAATGTTTGAGCAATATTTAAAAGACTACTTCTTTGAACTGCTGTTTGTAAGAAAGCCTCATTTGCGGTTCTATCAATGTAATATGAAACAACATCTCCAAGATAAGCAAAAGCCTCAACTAAAGCAACACCAAAATCAGCAGGATCAGCCGCTGTCCAATCTGGTACTCGTTCTTGAATTCTAGCAATCAATGCTTCTCTTAATGAATAGTAATCTCTTCCTGTGTAATCAATTGATACTGGGATACTTGATACTGGGGTTATGCTCATAGCAACTCCTCATAGATTGGATTAGCACCATCAATGAGGGCCACACCAACGACGGTGCTTACTACTTCGTTGTTTGGCAATGCATATACAACTTCAATTGTTAACACCCTTGTATATTCATCTACAGTTACAGTTGTTTTATCAAGTCTTAATAAAGCAAGTTGTGTAATAAACGCTTTATTTACCTCAGTTTTAACTTGAGACATTGCTGATGATTCGGTATCAAATAAAGAAAAAGGAATAAGAGTTCCAAATCCTGAACGCATTACACGCTCACGCACAGTGGTTCCTAAGACAGACCTAACTCTATCTGTCCATATTTTAGATTGCTCTGAGGTTGAAGATACATTTCCATAAGAATCAATTGAAAATGGAAGAGACAATGCTTTTTCAGCCATTATTTACCGCTCCATCTTCTAGGCGTTACCTTGTATCCAGCACCTGTTTGTTTAACCATTTTTGCAGCAGAACTTAGTTTAGTAGATGTTGGCTTTCCCGTGTTGTTTGTAGCCACCTCATGTTTTATATTTCTTACAGGAACAGTTCCCGCAGAAGATGGTCTAAAGGCAGTAGGTTTGTTATTTCCAGTACCATCTGCTAAACAAGTGAATTCAACTTCATACCTGCCATCACCCACCATAACATGTTGGGCTTTATTTATAATCCAAAAACCATCACTTTGTGCTCCAGTTCCAGAAACTTCAATCGTCCTCCAAGGAGCAATTCGGGGATCTCCTTGACCAATACCATTAGCCGAAATTCCAAAACGCCCAAGTTGGGCTCTTGCATCGGCTAATGATTTAGCCATAGCGTTGCTTTCAATAACTGTACGTGTTTCTATACTAGAAAAAAGAGGATCTTTTGTTGTCTTTCTTAATTTTTTTCCAACTTTATTTGCCGAAGATTTAACAGAATACGTTTTTCCAGTTACAGGGTCTATACCACTCACCACTGGAGTTGTTCTTGAGTAATCATTTGACTCTAAAAAATCACCAATTTTTGGTTCAAAAAACTCTAGTGTTGGACCAACCATTTTGCTTGAAGGATGTTCTAAAGGAGTTGTAAAAGCCATGCTTGGAATAGTTGTCATAAATTGATCAATCATTTTATCTATAGGATGAAAGTGAAGTTCGGTACCAACTACTTGTATACCATAACCAATACGTGTTGCAAGTTCATTTAATTTTTCCCAATAAGAATGACCAGCCAAAGATTGTTGAGTAAATCTAATTGAACTTGGAGTAACTTTTGGATTTAATTTAAATTTTGTAGCAATATCAATTGCAATTTCACTGGCTGTTTTATTTATCCAAATTTTAGATGCACGTTCTTTTAAGGGATAGGAAGCACCTACGCATAAAATTTTTACGCTTCTATCAAATTGCTGAGAAACAACGTGTGAAACATTTACTGTATAACCAGTAAACCTTCCAGATACTTTGTCGTTTTTCCAAGTTATCTCTACTGGCACACCCGTTTTTATTGCATCAAAATAAGCACTATTAAATAGTGGATACCGTAGTTCTACTATATCGTGTTTTCCCATTTCTTGATAAATAGTTATAGATCTTACTGTTCCAGTTATACTAGGAAAATCTGGGTAAGAAACTTTAAAAGAATTATGAAGTCTGTCTTGTAAATGAGGGTCACGCATTTGGAATCCTTAATTGTGTTCCTGGAGTTATGCTAAAAGGATCTAAAATTTCAGGATTAATGTCCATAATTTCCCACCACATAGATGGATTTCCTAAATATTTAGTTGCTAAATTATCTAAACGGTCTGTCTCTACCCAATTATAATAAAAATAAGATTGAACATAGGTAGACCAATTTCTTAAAACAACAAGATCATATTGTTGTTTTCTGGGATTCCACGTTTTAGTAAGAGTGCCATCTACATACCTGCTATCTAAAAATATCATTAGTATCCTTATCTAGACATAGAGTCATCGTTGAAACGGGAACAAGTAACGTTTAAATAAGAAAGAGTAGGAACCATTCGATCGTTAAATAGTGCATGAGTTACATCTAAAGAACTTATACGAACTAAATATCTAAGGCTGCTACCTAAGTGCAGTTGTACCGCAACACCCTGTAACCAACCAAAGTCTGCTGTACGTCCAGGTAAAAGCATGCTGTTAAAGGTTGAGTTTATTCCCATAATTGTTCTAAATAAGTATTCTAGGTCATACATGGTTCCTTTTCTATAAATTTCTGCTAACTCATCATTTTCAGTTCTACCTGCTGGTTTTTCCCAAGTTGGATAAGGACTTTTTAATCCTGGAATTAATCCATTAGAATCTAAATAATTCATATCTAAAGTTCTATTTAATAGTAAAGAAAAAGATATACGACTATTTTGTAGAGCCTGAGTAAAGGCATTTCCACCAGCATCAAGACCTGCTCTTACACCTTCCCAGTTCATTCCCTCTGCAACTCCCCATCCCATAGAAACTTCTGTAGGATTATATAAAAATTTAAATCCATAAAGATTTGGATCATAAGAGTTACCAGAAGAAGCAACGTTGTTTGCATAATTAGAAGCAGTTGCTCTGTCCATTTGAATAACACCTTTAGCCCCAAAATTATTAGACCAAGCATCTTCTCCTTGACCAAAATTTCCAGGAGCATTTGCTACACCTGCAGTTTGTTCTTGAGGACCAAGTGAATTAAAATAAGCATATTTAACCATCGGAGCATTGTAGTAATAACCTCCTTTTGGAGGTGGCGGCCCATCATTCCCATTTAAATTTGCAGCACTTGCTGCTGCTTTAATTGTTGCTGCATTTAATTTTGCATTACTAATTATTTTGGCTGCTTGTTTTTTAGCCTGTGCTATTTGTTGAGAAATTTTTTGTTGAGTTGACACCTTTAACGCAGCAGCAGCGGCTTGTTCTTTTGCTAATGCTGAACTCTTTGCATTGTTTGTTACTACTAAAGATGGAAGTCCAAAAAATACAGATCCTGGTCTTGAATATTTTCCTGGGCCGCTATTTTCAGACATTACTTACTCCCCATTGCTGATAGGTCTTTATCTTGCATTAATAACTCTTTAATTCTTTTAGCAAATGCAGTTGCTTCAGCCTCAGAGGCTTTGGCAATTGTAAGATTAATATTTACAGTTTTTGATCCACCACTTATACTTGCTCCAGAAGTATCTCTTGCGCCTTGAAAAGTTCCCCAAGGAGATGCTGCAACAGCGGCTAAAACAGCAGATGAACTCTTTCCTTCTTTTAATGCTGATAGAACTTGACCGTAGTTACCATTTTGAAGTGTCTTAACTGTTGCATCTAATCCTTGATCTTTTGAAAGGTAGGATTGAACCCCAACAGAGTTCATTGAAGTAGAACCAGGGGCTACTTGAGTGGTATTTAATGGATTATAATTAGCAGAATTTTTTCCAAGACCAGTGGCTTTACCGCCACCGCCGCCTTCAAACTTCATCCAAGTTGTAAGTGCTGCAAGATTTTCTGCTGTTACTGGCGCACCAACTCGTTTAAGGATATCAGTTGCAAATTGTTTTTCATTAGCATTACCTTCTATAGGAGATGGCAATTTATTTTGATCTATAACTTTATTTCCAACTTTTACAGGATTTACTACACCCATAGTCGCACCTGCAATAGCACCTGCTACTGCACCTCCAGGTCCCATACCAGCAAATCCAGTTGCAGCACCTTCTCCTATATCAAATGCTTGATTACCAACTTTACGGACCGTATCTGAAACTGGTAATTTATTTAAAAGATTCTGCGCTGCTTCAAGACCAGAATAAGTTAAACCAGCAAGACCTGCTTTTTTTGCAAGTGCTGCAGCCCCTGATTTAGCAGTTGCTTCTACGGCAACTTTTCCGCCTTTACCAACTACTCCAAATTTTTGAAGTGCTTTATAACCTAAAGCAGTTATGCCTATGGTTTTTGCAGTGTCTATTAATTCCTTTCCTGATTTACCTAAAGATGTTCCAGTAAGGCCATCAATATAACCTTTAAGTTGAAGAATGTAACTTGGAGTTTTTTCTAATGCCGCATTAAAAGCAACAACAGCATCAACTGATTTGCTATAGCCTGCAAGCATGTCATTTGTTACTGTATCTGCAAGTTTGGCATCTGCTGAATTTTTTTCATAAAGTTTTGCTGCTGGATTATTTGCACCAGTCTCTTTTAATAAACTTGGTTTTTCTCCTTGACTAATTTGAGAAAGCATAGGACGCATTAATTCTTGAGTTGCTTGACTAAACCCAAGATCATTCATAACTCTATTTAATGAACCCTCACGTAAAGAAAATTCTTGTTGTGCTGTTGTTAATTTTTTAGTTCCATATACTTTACGATAAATCTGT